TAAACGAGCCATTCGTTACCGATCCTGCGGTCTGGTTGACAATTGTTTCAAGATTGCCTGTGCTACTAAAGGGGACAACTTCAATCGCCATTATGAAGTCGTGATTCTAATAGTCAGAGTGCCTGGGTTTTGCACTTTGGGACAGAACACGGAGAAGCGATCTGCGTACAAAGCACTGGAACCTTTAGCCGTCGAGAGCGTGTTGACCGTATCGTTAAAGATATCTTGGTAACTACTCGTCAGGCTTACGTCGCTCGTACCCAGCATTGTCGGAGCTGAAGGATTAGGATCGTCTGTGTAATGCGGGTGTGTACTTGGAAGCAAGGCTTTCGAGCCGTACTTGTGAGCAATCGCCCCTTCTATGTTCTGCCTTTGCGTCGAATCTATGGCTCCTTTAATCAGCCACATTTCTGAAATGCCGCCAGAGAAACGAATGTAATACTGGTTGCCGCTGATTTGATACAACGTTGCACCAAGAACATCGAAGGTCCAAGGCTCTGATGCGTGCTGAATAGTTTGATCCGTATAAACAGCCGTACCGTTAATATGTTCAGTGAAATAAGTTCGACCGTTGGTGTTGTAACTTACAGTCATGACTCTGATTTGATCATGAGCAAGCAGGGCGGAACTGTGACGGTACTGCCTAGTAGAACCACTGAACACGCCTTGTCGTGTAACGTGTGCCCCCCAGTCTCCGTATGCCGCTTGGACAGTGCCACTGCTATCAGACCCAAGCATCATTCGGTAAGTGCCGCTATTTTTTTTACCGACCGCCGTGACGATAGTCCAGTCTTCATCGTAATCAATGTCAGACTCTCCACCGTGGTGGTCAAGATAACTACTCCACCCATTAAAATACACACAAGGGTTGTCGTTAGGATTTGATTGATAACCTAAACCATCTTGGTCTGCGTAGTACGAAGGGCGTTTAGTAGAAGTCTGTTGCCTGTAACTTTGGCTTTCTTCTGAACTTGGATGAGCATACCAAATATCCACTGCGTCGGTGTCTGACTTTGCCGACCCTAAATCTTCGGCCCTCATCATCCAGTAAACGCCACCTTCTGGTAGGTCGTCAATGTCAACCGCTACATTAACGTCTGGCAATCCTTGAGAGACGTTGCAGGTCGCATTGCCGCTACTCAGTTTGGCTTCAACCTTTGTAATAGAAACATTCTTTGCCGGACGAAAGTGAATGTCTTGAACGAAGCCGTTACCGAAAGGGCTAGGGCTAGGCACACCTAAATCAAACTCATACGTCGCCACTACGCACCCCCCGCCGCAGTGTGACCCGCAATGCAAGCCTGTAGGTGGGGATACCACGGGCTGTTCGTGTCCACCTCGGTGTCCATCTTCTCAGCCATCAGATAATCCATGAGGTACTGAAGAGCCATTTCAGCATTCGGTGGAACCCAAGGCGTAGGGTCTCCCAGCTGGTGGGCACCGTTCGCCACAAGGTCGTCGTCCAAGTCCTGCATCTGTTGTGCAGTCAAGTCGCCGTCAATGTACGGCTCTGCGGATTCCATGACAGGAGTCACTCTTACCACCTAAAAAAAGGGCCGACCGTCCAACATTGGGAAAGCCGACCCTTCATGAAAGACCCGCCAGTCTTACTCTTCGATCAGTACAATCTCCGAGCCGCCAAACTCCCACATCCTTCGGGTGCCGTTCTTCTCCCAGCCGAACTGATACAGTTTCGTCGTTTGACTTCCACCGTCTGTTGCGACTGTGACCGAATGCTTTTGCTGGATGACCGGCAATGCACCTTCTGGAATATCGATCCGAAATGGGAACGTCAGTTTCGGCCCTGTTACCAGCAAGCCCTTGAGCTTGTTCTGGCGAGCAAAGGACTGCCCTTGCCCGGTGCCAACCACAGTGACCAGGCCCTCTGGCCCAATCCCGTCCCACTCGTACTCCTCCTGCTCCACCTAGACCCCTAAGAAGTCACGGTGTACTGGAAGGTGTAAGTGATCCCACTCGCACCAGCGGTCGAACTTGCTGTTGTAACGATCTGGGTTTTCACGAAATCGGTAGAAGACGCATTGGCACCACCGGCAATCGAGCCGGAAGGGGCAGTAATCGTTGGTGGAGTGGTGTTGGATGTGAAATCCGCAGTACCTCCAGTAACGTCCAACTCATTGGCATCTCTAGTGGTAAAGCCCGTCCCAATACCCAAACGGATTGTGGCACTACCATCTAAAGTCACAGAGTCAGTTCGATCAATCGTCAAAACACTGATCGTGGCTGCTGGGTCTCCGCTATCGTTTGCAAACTTGCACTTGTGATTCTTCACAAACGAACGGTTTCCCGCAGTGATTGCATCCCCCGCAGTAGCAGAATCAGAGCTTCCGTACTTAATCGCAGTAACCACTTGGTCCACTGTGCTTGCCGCTGAATACTCTTCAAGCGAAAAAGTGATTGCCATTACTTGGCCTTCTTTCGTTTCACAGCCTTCTTACCAGTCTTCTTTGCGTAACTGGCAGCGGCTTTCTTTCCTGATTTAGTGTAAGGAAACTTCTTCTTACCAACTTTTGGCATATACCTACTTCGGATCTTTGATCTGGAAACGGGTAAAGGTCTTCAAGAACAAATCGACACCACCCTCTTTTTCCCAGAAGTCTGGAAGCAACTTGTTGATCATGAACCAGGGACGATTCGGAATCGCCGCCTTGACCATCTGAGTTCCACCCAAAGACATGCCGTTGGACTTGTGCTTTGTGTGCCGGATAACGTCCAGCTCCTTGGTGAAGCTCATGACCTCGTGCGGGTACTTCTTCTTCCATACGTTCATGACGTTGACAAGAAGTCGCTCCTTGGCCCCTTTGATAGAAAGGGTCGGGGAAGCTGGCGAACCAGCCCCCCCATCCCGATAGGAGGTGTGTTTCACCATTAGCCTACGGTTACGCCCGTCCACTCACCGACAGCGTAGGGGTTGCGAACCACGAGGGTCAGCTCGTGCTTGACAGTTCCCGGCTGCGAATCGGTCGTCCTGGCCAGCTCCTCAGCAGAGGTCGGCTGCAAGAACGCCTTGGCAAGCATGTCACGCTGGAAGGCGTAGCAAACTCCCCCAGGGTTGTGACGAGAAAGGACCACAGAGACATTTCCGAAATCGGACTCGTAGTACATGACCGAGTTGCGGATGGTGTCTTGGGCACCGTCGAGGTTGCGACGGATCGTGCTTCCTGCGGTGAAAGAAGTGATGTTTCTCTTACCAGCAGGGTTTGCAAGAACCGTGTCAACTGCCGCACCAGCAGTCCACATCGTCTCAAGGAGACCGTTGAAGTCACCCTCGGTAAGCTGGTCGTTGGCATCGGCTGTTGCATCTCCCGTTGCCGCAACGCTGTGGTCAGCAGAGAGACTGAGGGGATCGGAGTAAGCAGCCGCTCCTCCACCACCAGGAACAAACGTCCCCAGACCCGCCATGTCACGAGCGACTGGAGTGCTTGCATTGCTTCCGTCTTCAGCCGTCGTTGCAGAAAGAAGAGCCTTCTCAGTGTTCCGGCCCAACTCACGCATTGCCTTGTCCAACTGGTAGGCAAAAGCGTCGGTCATGCCAGCGTTCTCGACGGCTCGCATGGTGTCCGTCACCTCGAAGTCACGACGGAAGATCGCCGTGTAGTTGCTCAAGCGAACCGGCTTCTTGGTGACAGTGTGATCGAAGGCAGCACCTTCCACAGAAGCGGTGGTGCTTACGGCCTCAAGATTGTCAACCAGCCACTCGTGGACGGTGGAACGTGCTTGAGCGGTGGCGATCATCGACATGAGCGGGGTATCCGCCGGGTCGATGTTGGAGATTACATCCGACAAGTCCTCACGGATGGAAGCCTGAAGGGTTCCGTCTGAGGTGCCGGTGTAAGTCGTAAATTTGTCAATAGATGCCATTGGCTGTTATAGCCGGGGCTTATTCGTGCCGCTTCCACAACTGGTGCTTCGCCAACAGATTCCGAGTGTCTTGGGCACGACCACTGTTCAAGGCGTTCGTGAGATCCTGCTTGAAGTCGCCTTCGCCAGTCGCCGGAGGTGCCGGGGCACTTCCTTCAAACTGGGCCGGGACTTGAGGAACCCCACCACCCTGCATCATTCGACGCAAGGCTGCGGCCTGAACCGCTCGATACATACCCGTAGGACTATTCTGCAATCCAGGGTCAGAGTCATACTCGTCTGCCGCCGCTTTGAAAAGCTCACTGTTCTGATGTTTCAGCTCAGGGAACTCTGCTTCCGCTTGCTGCCACGATTGTTCGGACACGGACTGAAACGCCTGCTGTTGATACTGCTGTTGCTGTTGCGTAAGCAGTCCCTCCAGAGTAGTGTTCGCCGTCCCCTGTGCAGACAGTTGAGCAATCTTCGACATAGCCTCGGTGTACTTCACGGGATCGTGGAAGTGTTCCGCCGCTATTTGTCTCAGGCTCTCGATCTGCTCATTGACCTGACTTGGTGGTTGCTGAGTCGGCTGTTGTCGCAGCATCTCCAGTTGCTCCTGAAGTTCTGCGGCCTTTGCCTCGGCTTCCTTTCGTTGAGAATTTACTTTTTGAAAACGGTCATACGGGACTCGGTGATCCTTGCCCGGTTGACCAAACCCCGAGGCTGGGGCGTTATTTCCAGTATTCTCAGACGATTGTGCCTCACCGGAGGCCGGTGCCTCCGAGCCGGGTGCCTGGACCCCGGACTGTTCTACCGGCTGGGCAGCAGGGGTGCCCTGATCTTCTCCTGCCATGTATCCTCCTTAACTCCAAATGTTATCATGGAGTTCCTATATTCTTAGAACTTACAACTATACTGTTTGTCAAGAACTTTTTTCTGTCGCCGCACATTCTGCAAAAACAGACGACATCAAATCTTCGACTCCACGGGCCATTCCCCGCACTTCATGCAGGACTGCTTCCTCCCGAGTGTTGATCAACGTATTGAACAACTCTGTTTTGATCCGCTCGGCCAACAACTCAAGACAGGCAAACTGCCCTGATTCAACCAAACTCCTACACGCTTGCCGGATCTCCCTCTCCTGGTCCTCTGGACTCAGGGTCTTCAACTGGTCCACCTTCGAGTCGTGGATCTGCTCCAACGGGCTGACTTCCACCCATCCCCCCTTCTTCTGGAAGCTCCGGCAGTATCATGTACATCCGGCTTCCCTGATTCGTCACCTGTGCCCCCTGTTGCTGCAACTGTTGCAGAATCGAGGCATCTCCCATCATTGCCATGTGCAGGGCCATGTGACCCATCAACAGCAACGTCAATTCTTGATCGTCGGCATTGGCCTGAATCGCTTGCTCCAACACAGGAATATGCAACTGGTGCGGGTCAGACTGATCCACCGGAGCCACCATTTTCATGGTCTGCATCAGCTGAATCTCTGACACCTGCCTTTGAGCAGCGTCCTCTTCAAACAGGCCCGGCCCCCTCAGAAGTCGCTTCGACGAACGGAAATCGCTGTTCTCGAAGTAATCCCTCAGCAGTTCATAGTGGTTAATGTACTGGCTGAACATGGGGTTCGAGGCAATCTGCATGTCGGTCATTGCCTTGTTGACCCGGCTACGGCTGGAGATATTGTCCAGCGTTCCGGTCGGCACCAGGTCGAAGTCTTTGTACAGATCGAAGCGATCAAAGACGATGGGGTCAGGACGACCCTCCACCGACAGCATGACCGACATATCCCCGTACTGTGCCCACAAGAAGATCGTCTGGCGGTGCAGCCTTCTCATGCTCTCTTGGAAAATCTGCAAGTCGAGGTTGGCCACCATGTCCGAGATTCTCGCAATCTCCGACACCTCAGTAGCCGTTCGTCGCTCGACTCGCTGGTTCACGTTACTCAGTCCGAAGTCCGTGATTCCAACGTATTCCTCCGCATACGCCTTCAGAGTTCGCTCCTCATTGTCAAACGAGAAGTCCAAAGGCTGCATGGTCAACGGCTTCACATCGTCCATTCGACGGACAGGAATGTAGGAGCCTGGACGGAATCTCAAGTTGGAAGAGTTACGGATCGACCCCTCTCTTACCAAGAAGGTCAGCGAGTTCTGGATCGACATGCGGTCCAGCTTCGCATTGTGCTGGGCGTTAATCTCCGTCTGAATGTCGTTCAGCATTTCAGGGATACCCCGAGGAGAGTACCAGCGTGGCTCACTCATTTCGTGAGTGAAACGGGTGAACGGCCACATCCCATGCTCATAGGGGTATTGGATCAGACGCAGCACCGTGTTGCTTCTCGGGCTGATCGTCATGACGCACTTCTCAGGAATGCCGTCACCATTGATGTCATGGTGAAAATAAATCTCGTAAATCTCCACGAACGAAGACTCACCGCTTTGCAGCGTTCCCTCACGAGTATCTTTAAGTTGGTCCAGCACTCCGTCAGTTCTCAGACGGTCGCTGGCTCGCTCTTCCTCTGCCACCTGAAATGCACCGGCTCGGTCATACATTCCATTGACTCCACGCTCCTTGATCGCCGAAGGCTTGAGGAACATGCGATGAGCAATCCACGGCAGATCGTCAATCTCATCCAGAGAATCCCAAGGCACCACAATGTCCCGAGGATCAACAAAGACCCAGCGAGGGGCGTTGTACTTGGTCTGCTGAATGCTGACTTCAATCTTGTCCTTGCCCGACTTGAACTGATTGAACATGGACTGGAAGGCCATCACGTCGTCGGCACTGTTGTTAATCACTCCCATTTGCTGGGCAACAGGAATCATGTCCTCTTCAGTGACGGCTTCTCGATCTAACTCCATGCCAGACAGATCCAGCTTTCGAGTCACCCGCTCCGTCTTGTGTTCCCAAATGCACTTCATGTAGGACTGACCGTAAGTCAGGAAGCAGTCAATCGAGTGGATTTGAGCTTCACGGCAACGGTTCATTCGGTAACGCAAGAGCCAGTCATAGAAGGACTCAATACGACGGGCACGTTCTGGGTCAGCGTCACCCAAGGGTTCAATCGAAACCACAGGGTTCATGCCAAAGACAGCATTCACGAAGACGGGCTTCTGGTGACGAATCACCTTATCCGTGAGAGGCAGGTTGATATTAGAAGAACCAGGCCACGGGAAGTCTTTCTTCTCCCGCATACCGTAACGCTTCTTGTACCACTCATCGCAACGGTTCTCCCATTCCGAACGGTGGCTGATCGCTTGGTCTACATAACCCACAACCTCGTGGATCTTGTCCTCTGAAATGTTCAGCTGGACGGCCCCTGACTCTGGGTGCTGTTCCATTCTAAACTCCGTATCCAGTTATGCCGTAGTCGTGAGCGTCATCGACCATGACGGATTGACTCATGCTGTACGCTGGCTCGTAGTCCAGCAAATACCGCAATGCGTCGATCATGTCTTTGCCTGTTTCGTCGGGACGCTCCTTGGCCCCGTACTCTTTCTCCATGTCACGCTGGTTCCAAATGTAGTTCTCGAAAGCCCAAATCATGTTCCTGCAAGAACGCATTACCAACAGTTTGGGTTCTCCCAAATCGGTGCGGAGTCTCTCATGAATCCGTTGGTGCCCCAACTGGATGTCGTTGTTTATCTCTGAGTAAAAGTCTAGCCCGTGATTGGCGTACTCTTCGATTAGAGTTGTTCCCGTCATGATCGAAGGAGTCTTACCGAAGTTCGGGTCAATGATTCTTTCGTAGATTTTCTCAGTGCCCTCTTCAATACGAATGATCGCAGCGTAATCACGGACAGACTTGTGTGCTGTCTTGATCTTGCCGAACTCGTCATGAGGCCACTCTTTGTAGCAAATGATCTGGTCTTTCGGATTGACAGCAAACCACGCCATGTAACTCGGACGACGGTCGTGTGGGTCCATGACCATAAAGCGAGGCCACTCATCGGGAATCTTGAAATCATCAATGACATGCTTGTCTCTTGCGAACGTGGGAAATATAGACCCCGACAAGTGGCTAAACTTTCCGTGGATTCGAGCTTCAATCTCTTCTGGTAACAGGTCTTTGATAAAAGATTCTTTCTCGTGCTCAGGGATATGCGGGTTGTCCATCAAGTCTAGATGGAACGCTCCAATCCTGTGACCGTCTGCTTTGGCGTAAAGCTCTGAGTAAATCCACGGACACGCCAGCGGTGTAAGCGTAAACCAGATTCTTCCGCCGTGATCGAGACAGCCTCGTCGCACTGAAACAAACACGGGCCTTGGAGGTGGCTCGTCGAACCACACCCCATGCCAGTCGTGGCCCTCGTAGGTCGCCGGGTCCTGTTTGTAACTACCAATGTACAATCGGCTGCCCGTCGAGAAGGTCAACACCTCGGGGTATCCGTCGGTTCCGTTCCGGCTGTGAGTAATCCAATCCTTAGGACAGAAGGTTTGAATCTTCTTCATCAGAATCTTGTCCACAGACTTTCGACGGTCATTCACCATTGCCAAGATATCTACAGGTCCAGACGGTAAGTGATCTCTGTTTCCGTCAGGTCGGAATCCCATAAGGTGGGCAATCGTTTCAATCACGCCGACGGTAGACTTGCCGGTACGGTTGCCCCCAGTAATCAATCGGATTTTGGCTGGAGACTTGAGGAAGTTGATTTGATCGCCATAAGGGTCAAAGAACAGGAAGGGACATTCCTGCATGACTCTTTGCTTTTCCCTTAATCTCTTAAACTCTTCTTCAAGTTCTTCTCGATCACTCATCGTCAAACTCGTCTTCCTGAGTTTCGCCGACACTCTTTCTTAACTGCACCACCTGTGCTTGCAGTTCGTTGGTCGGCATTTTCGTCGGATCAAATCCCACGCTGACCCCCACCATGTTGACTTCAGGCTTCGCCAGCTCGGGATAGAACACTTTGATGAAATGCTCCATTGAGCGGGAGTCCCCGTCTCTGGCCTTCTTGAACAGGGCGATGGCGACCTCGTGGCCGTTGTCTCGGACCAAACGCATGGTGAAGTCCTGGACCAAAGCCTTTACGTCTGAGCGAGCGAGGTTGTAAATCTTTCCCTTAAAGTAATCATTGGCCTTCTTGCGAGCGTCGCCGACCTCTTCGTCACAATCCGAGGCGTTAAAGAAGACCAGTTCGGTGTAACGAATCGCCCACCAGATCAAATACAAACCAAGTTGGTTAGCGGCATTGTTACCCACAATGTCCTCTAAACGGTTGTAGTACCGATCCCACGGCCCAACCGTCTTTAACTCGTTCTCAAACTTAGACTTAGAGACGACCCCATCTTCAAGAGCGAACATGCGACTAAGAGCTTTGGCGAGGTCAAAAAGACGAGCCTTAGCCTTTTCAGGCAACTCCCGGATTGCCGCCGTTCCTGCGTCGATTCCGGCTTTCTGTATCGCTGGAACCATTATCGGCCTCTGATCCGGGTCGTCTGCTGCCGGATAGATTTTCTCCATAGGATATACATACCATAATGTTATTCAGCAAAACTACCCTCTTGTTGTTTCTTGCCAAATATCGTCAGATGGGAAATTGCAAAGGCACGATAGGAGGAAAACAGAATGGCCAAAAAGAAAAAAGTGGGTCAGCCCCGCAAAGACCCAAGCCGCATCAAAAAGCAAGTCGGCATTATGCTAACACCGGACTCTCAGGAGTTTCTTGATGAAATGGCAGAAGGATCGGGCGTAAGTAAAAGCACGTTCGTCGAACTGTTGATTCGCCAGGCTTACCGACGCTACGAAAACAGCGAAGAAAGCTTTATCGTTTAACCCTCTTGCCCCCCACGGTATATTTCTGTATAGATCTATATGCCTCATGGGGAGGCAGTTAGGGGGAACGATGGCTCAGAAAGCCAAGCAGCGTTTGATCTGCATGGACGATTCCACGCACGACCGGCTCCGTCTTACGTCGCAGTATTACGGAATGTCCATGAGCAAAATCCTCAGCGGATTGGTGCAAGCCCATTTGCCGGAAGCCCAGAAGCTCCAGCAGAAAATGGATGCCAACCCGCTGGGGGTTTTGCGTTTTGAGTTACATGACGAGAATCCGGTACCACCACCGAATCTCAAGAAGGACAAGAAAGACCCGCCACTGACGGTGGACTACGAGTCGGTCAAGAAGTGGTGGAACGATACGGTTCGCCACCGTCTGCAAAAGCCTAAGTTAAAGTATTTGAGCGAAAAGCGGAAAGCCTATGTCCGTAAGCGGATTATGGAGAATCCCGACGTTCTGGAGCAGATCGCCGAGGAAGCGAATCATGTGGGCAAGTTCTATCTGGAAGCCAAGAGTTGGGGACACTTCGAGTGGCTCTTTAAGAGTGAGGGTAATCTTCACAAGTTCTTAGAGGGCACTTACCGAGACCCCTCGAATATTCCTCAGCCCACTTTGGAAGCGACATGGGAGCCTCCGAGCTGGTTCCCAGATGACTGGAGAATCCACCCTAAGTTCCGCAAGATTGCTATTGAGCAGTATCACTGCCCGTCTGAATTGTTGGTGTAGCCATGCAGCAAGCCCCGACCTACAAACATTCGTTTAACGACCTCATCTCCCAAATCCCTCGCAAGGTGGAGGTTTCAGTAGACGGCCCACGAAATATGGTGGTGCTGACTCTGTACCAAGACGACGGAGAAACGGTCCTCTTCGACTTCCCCAGCCAAGAAAACAACTTGCTGGTGCTAAAGGACGATCAAGCACAAATGGTCCCGCTGTTTCAGTTTGCTTCCAGCTTGGGCCTCAGCGACACCGTGGCAAGGAAAATCAAAGACCAGGTGGTAGAGCTTTACCACTGGATGGAAGCATTCCCCCACCCCGATTACAAAACCATCGGAGCAGGGGAATACCGGCAAATCGTTGTTAAGAAGATCGAGGAGATTAACGAACAGCTACAATCACTTTCCATCAACAACGGGGTTGATAGCAGTGGCACCTCCGCTGACACTAGGACTTCCGTACTTCTCCTTGAAGAGTTGAAAAGATTGCAGGACCAACTGGAGGTCTTGGAATCAAACTTTTCAGTGGGTTCTAAAGTGGAGACTACCGACTATGACTTTTGAACCAAGCCTCAAACCTATCCATGGAGTCCATGCGATGGCTGACGGAGGACTTGAGATAGGTCTCGGTAGTTTGCAGGCTGGCGTGGCCGAGCCAGGACTGAACCGTTCGCAGGTCCACTCCAGCCATGACCCAGTGCGTTGCAGCAGTGTGGCGGCAAGTGTGCAGGCACCCGTACTCGATTCCCAAGTCTTCCACAGCGTCACGCATGAACCCCTGCCAAATCTTCGTCAGGGTGTGACTTGTAAGTGCGTGGCCATTCTTTTGGCTACAAAAAAGATACGGAGAGTCCGACTTTCTTCGGTGCCTCTTCACAATCCTGCGGATCGCCGTGGGAATGGGCACCGACCGGGCCTTGCCCCCCTTTCCATTGAGGATCGGGAGCAGGTCTCCGTCGAAGTCGGAGTACCGCAAACACGCCATTTCCTTACGTCTGAGCCCCATGAGCAATCCGATGCTGGAGAGCAAATGCTCTTGAGGATCACGCTTTGCGTAGTGAACCAGACGGATGACTTCCTTTTTAGAAAAGAACTTTTGACGAGGTTGGGATTTGGAGGCACCCAGCTTACGAACCGTGACGGTAATCGGTATTTCGCAGAACCGAATAAAGGCCAAGACAACAGACAGGTGAGTTCGAGCAGTACCTCTGGAGCGGGTCACAGAGAAGACCCACTGAGCGTAGCTCCTCAGCAAGCTGTCGTTGATCTTGGGGTTGCCCTGCTTTTCCAGCCAGGGCAAAAAACGCCGACAGATGTATTGCTGATAATTGCTCAAGGTGGCCTGCGACAGCGGCTTCCTTTGGCAGAACTCTTGGAACTGTTCTTTAGAGATAGGGGGTTTTAATTGAATATTCACATGGAACAGAATAGGTCACACATAGACCAAAGCAATAGCCAGCCTTTTACCATTGGATCTATACAAACAGACATTCAAGGTTACATCGAAACTTTGCATAAACAAATCGGCGAGCTGACCGGAACGGTCACACAGCTTCGTCAAGAGGTGACGGACCTGAAGTTAATCTTACTCGACAGAGAAGAAGGACTGGGTTCGGACTAACAATGTTCATTTCTTTCCCCCCTCTCCGAGTTGCCCAGACCTTTCAACGGTTTCCTTCCGGGCACTTTCTCTCCGATGCACACGCTCGGGGAGGGGGTTTATATTGAGCCAGCAACTCTGCCCTCGGTGCTTGGCCACCGGCACCCGATCCAGCCTAAAGACCCAAGCCGTCGAACTACACACCCACGGCTCTGCAAAGATTCTGCGATGTGAAAGCAAACGACATCACACTTCAGGGATGTGTGGCTATTGGTGCTGGGTGCCCACGGACCCGGCTCCCCTTGAAGACGAGAACTAGAATCTTCCCGACTCTTTGCTAGACTGACAGCGACGGACGCAGAAAAGGCTTTATGCTGATCTGCCGCTGGTGCGACAAAGAAACCCGGCTTGAGGATTTTTGCAAGACCAAAGATCGTCATGGGAAAAACCGTAACCAAGTTTGCCGTATATGCTGGAATAACCGTTACCGCAGCAATATCGCTCGTCACGCTTCCATACAAATCTCCAACTCTCGCAGAAGGGTACAGGCCAAAGGTCTGCCTTATGATCTGACCAAAGAGTGGTTGATTGCAAAACTAAAGGCCGGGAAGTGTGAGCTGACGGGTCTTCCATTTATTTTTGATTACAAGCAACGGGCTGGTCCCCAGTCCCCCACCCTAGATCGCATCTTGCCTGAACTTGGTTACACGAAAGCCAACACTCGGGTGATCTGCTTTTCCGTAAACTGCCTGCTTAGTGAGTATGGAGATGCAGAGGCTCTCCGCATGGCTTTGCATTTGGTGAAAACTTTTGAAGGGAAAATCCGTGACTGACAAAGAAGTCCAAGCGTTTCTAGGAAAGACTGTCCGAATGGTATGGGTGGACCCAACTGCCGCAGAAGGCGGTTGGATCACGGAAGAAGAGGCTTTAGAGTTAGTGCCGTCAACGTGCTACACCGTGGGGATTATCCTCAAAGTGGACGATGGCGTAACAGTGATCGCTGGCAGCGGAAGCGTGGATGCAGACGATGGCGGCTATGGAGACGTGAACGCCCTGCCCACCTGCTGCGTCCGTGAGATCAAGGAGTACCATGCCTCAGCCGAGTGAACCCAACAAACCCCCGGTCGATGACTTTACCGTCTTTGAGCCGTTTGTTTCCTACGACAGCAAATACGACCACTACCGCCTGCTCCTGGTCTTTGGAGAAGACGACGCACAAACCATCGACATTGGCCTGTCTCGCAAATCCTTAGAGAAACTTCGCAGCCTTTGCAGTAACGCCTTACAAATACAGGACTTAGACTAACACTGCATGGGCATTATATAGTGACAATATGCATTTATATGAGGCAGGCATGGGCAGGGCTTATGTTCCGGTAATACACTCCTTTGCTGCCAGGAAATACTTTGGAGGGCAAAAAAACTTTGAGACGCAAGTCTAGGAGTCACCGATATTTGGAACTATGGGAAAAATACTTAGAAACTTGGGACTTGACAAGGTATTGGTACATCGGTTGCAATTCACATCCGAACACAAGCCAACCCTTCTCTGAGATATAAAAAACTAACTCGTTTGTTGCTTGCAACAAACAAAGAGAACTTCAAGGGAGATTCTGTCTAGCCAGAGCCAGACCACACTCTTAGCTCCCAACTACAATCTAAGCCTTTCTGTCGCTCCCTAGCGGGTCATGCAAACCCTCCGCTGGGGAGTTTTTTTATTTACACACCAAACCCCTCCAAAGAACCAAAGACCACAAAATAGCCACGGGGGCTGCCGGGCTGCGGTGGGTTGAATTACACACCAAACCCCTCCAAAGAACCAAAGACCACAAAATAGCCACGGGGGCTGCCGGGCTGCGGTGGGTTGAAAAAAAATATAAGGGGTGATGGGGGTGTGGGGGTGGAGGCCCCGCCCCCCCCCGGGTGCCCCTGCGGTCGTGCGGTGCAGTCGGTCCTGGTGCGGACGAATCGAGGTCCGAGGTACACGGGACCGGACCCAATCCCCTAGCCCTATTCCCTAGCTGCTCACCCTTCCCTTTACCAGGTGCCCTGGAGTATTTCCCACAAGTAGATATATGGAGTTATATTGTGATTTTTTCATATTCGGTTAGAATAGGCGTAGCTCGGATCGGTTTCCGAGCATGAAGGGTAGGAGTTTCTTGTTTCGATATTTCTCAAAGCTTGCGAATGAGCTTCATAACCAGGAGATGGCATCGCCTGATCCCGTGAGGTGGTACCACTGGTTTGCCAGAGTTTTGTTTGTAGTTGCTACGTTGTGTTTTGTGGCTGAGGCGTTTTGAAGGGTAGATCGTTATGAGTTCCTTAGATTTTTTGCTGCTCTGCGGAGAGCTTTGTATTGATCCCTCAATTGCTAGAGAAGATGAAGAACTAGTAAGACTCGTGAGGGCTAACGCAAGCCTAGACGAATTGCGTCAATACATGGAAGAACACTTTTAATTTGAAAGGTAGAAAAATGAGCTATATCGATTGTGTCAAATATCCGGAGAATGATACCGGTTCGGATGTCTTTACTTGTTTCATCGATACCGAAAGGTTTCTTGAATCGAGACTCGGCACGCCTATTGAGCTGCCAGGTTCCGATCGTGATATCACAGAACAGGATCAGCAACTCGGTTTCGCATACGGGATTCTCCACGGTACCGAAACTTCCACCGATGAATTGCAGCGTGCAATAGAAGTCACCTCGACTTTCCTCACTGTCAATTCAGAAACCGACTTCGATTCTGATTTTTCGTATCGTGTTATCTACGATCCGACCGTGTCCGGTGACCACCTTTACTGTGAGTGTATCGTGATCGTATCGGTTGCAAGGGGTAACGGTTATCACACGGCAAACTATGGTCCGGATCGGGTGTATCATTGTCCCGATGGGCTTGTCGAGTGCGGTTTCTTCGACTGGTGTTTAAGCTGGACTTCTGACCTCTGGAACCCCGACGAACAGATGCGGTACACCGCTGGATATTCGAATTCAGCATCGAATGACACAGACCGCTATATCGACAAACTAAACAAGTCGGATGAAACCGATCCCACTTGGAAAGATGGTCAGCTGGTTGTCACCCTTGCCGATGGTGATACCGCAACGTTCACCCCTTACTTGTAATCGATTCTGATTCTGTCCCGGTTCCCATTGTGGGGGCCGGGATTTTTTTCGGTTCTGTTTTTTGAAAGGTAGAAACATGACAGAACAAAAGATTCCCGATGGCAGTGTAGATATTGTGGAGAACGTCCGAGAGCTGGAAGCATTCCTCGATGCGTTCTTTGATCATCGGGTTTTTAGGAATCCCGATGGCGAGCTGGAAGCATTCGATATTCCCGATCACCAGGAGTATCCAGAGTTTTTCTATGACTCCGATGGCGATCTGATCCCGGAGATTGAAGACAAGTACGATGGCGATGTGAACTTCTACGACTGGCTGCGAGATCAATTCTCCATCGATGTGTGCTATGAAAGAACGGATGACACAAAGCAAGACCGAAACTTAAATCGGGTTCAGCAATACCGTGTATCGGGTTGGTCGATCGACATCACTTGTGGCGGACCGTCCGTCTATTTGAAACGTGACCCGTTCTCAGGTTGCGTTACTTACGTTCATTCATCGGGTGTCGTTTCATGGGCTGACCCTTCTGGACACTTCGCACCACGAACCAGCATCGAATTTAACTCTGCTTTGGGTGACCGTATCCACGATTACATCCAGGAGTTTTACGCATGAATCCAGAATGCCAGATCCTCATCGGATATTTTCTCCTGTCGGTTTCGATGTCCTCGATATCGGCAGCGGTTCGGAT